CTATTTTTTGGCTTGGTAAAACTGGTATAGTTTGCGCAGGGCTTCGGGGCGGGTGCCGCCGATTTCTTCCAGCATGGTTTTGAAATTATTGATTGTTTCAGAATCTGCGCGGATGAGGATTTGGGCGAGTTCGCCGCGCTCGAGTTTTTCACGCTGCCATTTGGCGGTTGTGGCTTTACGGAGGGCTTTGCTGTGTTTGGTGTTGGCGTTTGACATGGTTTTTTCTTTCGGGTAAAGTGATTGCAGAAAGGTGGTTGGGAATGGGCGGCGTTGCCGCCGCCCTTTGGTTAATCACACAGTTTTATTAGTAGGCTGGGTAGCTGATTACTAGTAAAACCACCAAGATTAGGAATCTTATCATCTTCATCACCTCCTTTCTTTTTCGGATTTCCCGCTGTTCCCGCAGCGGGATTTCTTTATTCCTAATCGTTGGAGTAATTATAGGATAACCTATAATAAAAGTCAAGCGTTTTCTTCAGTTTTTGTAAAAAGTATCCGGTTCTGCAACAAAAAAACAGGCTGCGTTTGCAGCCTGTTTGTGCTTTTCAATCTCCTTCAGGCGGAGCGGGAAGCGGTTGCCAGTGTGTAATATCCGAATACATAAAACCATACCACTTTTGCTCTTCTTTAGGTTTTTCGCGGTCATAACATAATCTGATTTTATCCACACATTGAACTAATTTGCCTCTCCAGTTTCTGCACACTAAAACAAATTCATCAATTTCAGGCAGCCTGTCCTCCACGCTTATCCAGTCGGATTGTGCGGCTTTGGCTTGCCAGCCTTCCCATTTGTACTGCGTGCCGAGGCGGCTGTATTCGTCGCCTACTCGTTCCGTCTGCGGATTGGTTGGATATAGCTCGGCCATCCACGCCTCAAACGCCAGGCGCTCTTGTTCGATTCTTTCGGGTGTCATGCTTGCTCCTTGATTTGGTTTACTTGCTGAATGCGCTCACCTATCCAGTGCATCACCGGCACGGCCATACTGTTGCCGATGGCTTTGTAGCGCGGCCCGTCTGGGCAGTCGGCGGCTGGTTTGCCACGCCAAGGTATTTGCGTGTGCCCGGCGGGAAAACCCTGTAGGCGCTCGCACTCGGTAGGTGTAAATCGGCGCACCTGGAAGCCGTCGGAAACGGCGTGCCGGTCGGTGGCGGTGAGGGTGTAGGCGGTGCCGTCTTGGATGGCGCCCATGCCGTTGCCGCCACTTGTTCCGTTTGGGTCTTTGCCTATGATGTTGCCGTTGATGCAGACAACATTAGTATTACCACTGTGCTGGCAATCGAGTGCAAATGCGCGGTTGTCGGTGCAGGGGTCTTGCCGGCCATGTACTACTAACAGGGTTTCACTACCGCCCTGCTGTGCACCGCCGCTGGCTTTTAGTGTGCCGCCGGTAGCGCTTTGGCGATACGTGCCAAAGCTGCCTTCAATAAAGGCGGCAGGGTTTTCTTGCGGCGCTCCGCCCTGTCCAGGATGCCATTGCAGGCTCTCGCGCTCAAATAGTACCGCTGCGGCACGTTGCCAGCTTCCAGCACAGCCGACAACGAAGATGCGGCGGCGGCGCTGTGGCACTCCGAAGTATTGAGCGTCAAGAATGCGGTAGGCGAACCCATACCCGAGTTCTGCCAGCCCGTTGAGGAAGGTGGCGAAATCCCGCCCCCGGTTTGACGACAGAACGCCGGGGACGTTCTCCCATACCAGCCACTCGGGGCGATATTGGTTAGCAATGGCAAGATAGGTAAGCATGAGGTTGCCACGAGGGTCTGCCAATCCGCGCCGCAATCCGGCAACACTGAAGGATTGGCAGGGTGTTCCTCCGACAAGAAGGTTAATTGGCTCATTCGGCCACTCCTTAAATTTGGACATATCGCCGCGATTGGGGACGTGCGGCCAATGGTGTTTTAAGACGGCGGCGGGAAACGGCTCGATTTCGGCAAACCATGCGGGCTGCCAGCCGAGCGGCTCCCACGCCACGGATGCGGCTTCGATTCCGCTGCACAGGCTGCCGTAGTGCATTTCAGGTAGCCTTTTCAAAAATCTGATAGCGACCGTCAGGCAGGCGTTCGGCTTCTCCGCGCGCCACCATCTCTTCGAAGTGGGCTGTGAATTTGATGGCAACGGCTGCGATGCACGCCTGCATAGCTATATCTATAGCGGTGCGCAGGTCGGGCTGCTTGAGGTTGATGACGTTGCCTAGTGTGATATCGATGTCGTCTTGTGCGGCCAGCCAGTCGATACGCTCGGTGTCGGGATGGGGGGTGAGCTCCAAATCGGCGGGATTTGCTAAGGTGTTATAGTTACCACGGCTATTCATAATGTAAGCGAAATGTTCCGATGTGTTAATGACTACACACACGCCTAGGCTCGCATCTCGTACAATGTCGCCGAATTTAAATTGCTGTGTCATGGTTGCTCCTTGTTTATCGGTTGCCCAGTGATCAGGCTCCGCGTCACGTCTTTGCCTGCCGCTGCCTTTTCTTTGTTGTTAAAAATCTCTTCGAAGATGACAAATAGTCTGCCTGATTGGGTTTTTCCGTATTTGCGCTCTAGGTAGGTTGGTGAGCTTATGATGGCGTCGATGGCATCACGCAGGCTGTCATATTCGCCGGAGCACCAACCCGGCAACATAACTTTGCCGATGGTATTTTCCTGGTCGGCAAGCCAATCCAGCCGGGCGGTATCGGCCCAGCCTTGATCTATGCTGGGGTGGGTTTCGAGGGTGTCGGCTTCGAGGTCGATTATGCGGTTGCTCGGCAAAAATACGGCTTCGAGGTTGCCGGCGGCGCGGGTGATGTGGGCGCTCTCCGCAATCTCAAGCAAGCGGATCAGGCAGCGGCGGCAAATGTCGAGGGATTCTTTTTGCAGGGATACGGGGGTGTCGTCGTGCAGGATGTTGAGGAGGTTGCCTGCGCCGATGTGTTCCCATTCGCCATCTTCGCCGCCTTCGGCGGGCGGGATGCTGCCTGCGTTGATAGCATCTACGGCAAAAGCTAGGTCGCATAAAGCATTAATATCTTCGGGGGTAGCTCGGGCGATTTTCATTTTTCAGTCTTCATATTGTGCATTTTCATCCATGTTTCGGCGGCCTGTTCGCGGCTGGATTCCAGCCAGGCGGCGAGGTCGGAAACGTTTACAAAAAAAGTCGTTTTTTGGGATTTGTCCGCCTGGAAAACCGGAAAGGGCAGGGTTTGCACTTTGGCGCGGCGGCGGGCTACCTCTATGCTCAGGTGCGGCATAAAGTCGGCGCAGGCGGTTTCGAGGGAGATAACCGGGGCGCGGTAGCGCAGGGCGAGCATAAAGCCGGTGTCGATGGTGGGATTCATCTTTTGCCTCGTTATTTGTAGGGCGTGTTTTGGATTTCGGCGATTTTTGCTTCCCGTCGCTGCAAGGCGGCGGGGCTGATGGCTTGGTATTTGTTGCAAGCCGGGGTTTTGTAGGGCAGCGAGCGCCAGCTTTCGCCGTGGGCGCAGGCTGCCATCCAGTGGCGCAGCATGGGTACGGGTTTGATTTCGCCGCTGCTGCTTTTGTAGGTGGTTTGCCAGTGGCGGCAGGTTAGGCAGGTTTTATCCATCGCTATTCGCCCCGGTAGTGATACTGTATGGTGCGGGCTACCGGCAGGCGGTGGTTGGCTTTGTTGCGGATGTCGGCATCGGCGGCGTAGAGGCTCTCGACGTAGGTATGAATGGCGGCGGTGTCGCTCTGCTTAAAGGTTTTTTCGGACACTACGTCTATTTCGCCTGGGCGCGGTTTGCGGGTGCTCCAGCTGTGCGGGGCGTTTTCGGCCGGCAGGTATCCCATGAGTTCGGCTTGGATGGTTACGGTGTTTTTGTGGTGGTTGTAGAGATAGCGCAGGTTCATTTCCCGCTCTCCGGCTCGTACACCACCCCACGCATAACTTGGTAATCGTCCATTTCTTCGTACTGTTTGGCCGCTGCCGCTGCGGCGGCTTCGGCCTGCAGGTCTTTTGCGGCGATGATTTCGGCGCTGGTGGGCTCGCTGGCGGTGTTTTGCGCGGCGAGCTGCAGATAGGGGTCGTGCGCGTCGATATTGGGCACGGCGGCCAGTGCGGTTGCGGCGATGGCGGCGCAAATCAGTTTGAGGATAACGGGTTTCATGATTTAGTCCCGGGTTGTTTTGTTTTAAAATCAGTTGATTGCTTGGTTTTAGTCCCTGCCTTGCGGCAGGCTGCCTGAAATAGGTTTGGTGCAGGTCTCCGGCTCCGTATTTGGGTGTTGCGATAAGGCCGGTCTTTGCTTTTTCCGTGGCCTGCTGCCGCTGTTTGCCCACCTGCGGCTTGGGCATGGGCACTACCACATGATTACAACAATAGGATGCAGGCTGCCTGCAGCAGCACGATGGCCTGCGTGATAATGGCTAGGGTGATAAGGGTAAGCTGTACGGTGTTTTCGTTCATTTTTTTTGCTCCTTGGCATGGGGCAGGCGGCTGTGATGCGCGGTTAAGGGAGAGACCGCTCCGCCGTTGTTGGCGGCAACCGCCTGCCCGATGCCGCCTGAATCAGGCGGCGGGAAGGTTTAGGCCGGTTTGCCGTTATAAATCGGCAGTTCTGGCAGGGCTTCGCGCAGGGCTTTGGCGATGTCTTGGGTGGCCAGCTCCATTACGCGGTGCAGCTGTTGCAGCTCGTACCACAGGATCAGGCCGCCGTTGTTTTTGTCGATCCTGAATTTGAGCAGCGCCTCGACAAAGTAGGTTTTGCCGCCCAAAAACGGGGTAAAGGCCACGCCGAATTTCTCAAAGGCTTTCAGGGTGGTATCGGTTTTGCCGGCGTCTTCGGACTGAAACACAAAATTCATGCGGCCGTCTTGCTCGCGGTAGCCTTGCTTAAAGGTGGTTTTCTCGGTGTATTCGAGGTTTAGGGCAAAATCCAACACTTCAGAGCCGGTGGGGTATTTGGCTGCCGGGTCGTCGGGGTTGGAGCTCACGATGTCGCGGGCGTTGTTGGTGAGTACGCCGGCAAACTGGATTTGATTCAGTTTTTCGCCGTCGTAATATTTCCACGCGTGGGCGGCAGGCGTTTCTACCGGGCTGTAGTCGATACCAAAATCCTTAAAGCCGCTGGCTTCTGCGGTGTCGCCGTTGAGCAGGGCGCGGATTTGGATGTTGCCATTTAAAAAGTCGGCATTGATATAGATTTCTGTGCCTTCGGTTTGATGTTTTTTGACGTAGGCGATTAGGCTGTCTAAGTCGTGGGCGTTGGCAAAGCCTTTTTTACGGTCGGGGGTGGCGCGGTATCTAGGCATGGTGTCAAAAGACCAATCGCCGTTTTCGGCCGGGGCAAACACTACCGGCGTGCCGTCGGGCATGGCGGCGATAAAGGGTTTTTGTGCCGCGTCCAGTGCGGTGCGGATGATGTTGTTTTGGTTTTCCATAGTCGGATTTCCTGTTTTAGGGTTGGTAAATGGCACTTATTTGGTGCCGGTGAGTTTGATTACTTTGGTGGATTCGCCCGTGCCCTGCAGGTCGAGCTTGGCTTGGGCGGGGTCTTCGGTGGTGAGGTTGCCTTCGGGGGTGGCGAATACGATGCCGCCCTCACGTTTTTCTTTCGGCAGCTTGCTGGCGATGTCGTGGCTGATGCGCACGGTGCCGTCTTTGATGTTTTGCGAATCAATCGTCAGCTTGAGCGTGACCGTGGCGCGTTTGCCGTGCGACAGGCAGGCGGCTACGGCGGCGCTGATGGCTTCGCCCAGCTCGGTATCGAGCAGGCCGCTGTTGATGGCGCGCAGCATCTTGGTGGCAGGGATGATTTTTTTATCTTGGTTCATGATGGTCTCCATATGAGAGGGTTAGGCGGCGGGATTGCCGTGTTTTTCAGCTACAGCGTTGAGCCAGTCTTTAGCGGCTTGGATTGCCGCCGCCAGCTCGTTGTCGCCGAGTTCGTGGTAACAAATTTCGTACTCCAGCCATGTTACCTTTGGCCGTAGTTCGATGCAGGCATATAGGATGAGTGAGCCATAGCGGCTGTTGTATTCCACATCCACCGCTAAGATGCCGTTGCCCGTGAGTTGCTGCGCCAATTTGAGCAGGTCAGCCAGCGTGGGTTTGGCTTCAGCGGGCGGGGTGTCGTCGCGCACGGCTTCGGCGATGTAGGCGTTCGGCCAGCGGCGTTTGATGACGTCGTGGGCGGCGGCTTTGTGGTCGGTGGTGACGGTGCTGCCGGTTTCGATAACGCAGCTGCCGTCGGCGTATTCGGTGAGGGTGGCGGCTTGTACGTCTTCGCCGCCGTGGCTGGGCAGCATGATGGGGTAGGTTTTCACTTGGTTTCCTTTTTAGGTAGCCTGCCCGGGCGGGCAGGCGGCTTTTTTAGTGGATAATGGGCTCGATAAAGTAGGTGCAGGATAGGTTGCGGGCTTCGGCGCAGGCTGCCACGCGGTCTGAACAAATGATGCGGTTGCCGTCGAGCATCTCGATTAGGTAGTGCGGGCGGCGGCGGAAGTTGCAAACCTGTTTGAAGATACGGCCAACGGTGCAATCTCGATGAGCGTTGGCGATGCTGGAATCCATAACGTTTGCAATGTGGATGGTGGATGACATTTGATTTGCTCCATGTGTTGTTGATTTGTTAGAGCGAATATTAGCGTAACGCTAATATATAAGCAATAGCGAAACGCCAACTATTTTATAGCGTTTTGATTTACAAAGTAATATTTTTTAGCGTTTTGCACAAAACAAGCATAAAAAAGAGGCTACCTGAAATTTCAGGTAGCCTTTATTGAGGGAAACGGCGTTATCGGAATTGTTTAAAACCCCAGCTTCCCTTTATTTTCCCAATAATATGAATATTATCCGCATCTTCCGGGCGAACTTCTTCATCGCGGTATTTGGGGTTATCGCTTATTATCAGTAAAACGCCGGTCGAGGTCATTTGCAGGCGTTTGGCTCTTCTGCCCGCTGGAGTATGGATGACATAAAGCCCGTCCCCATCAAAATAATCAATCCCAGTATCTACAAATAGGATTTCATCGGACTCTATTGTGCCGCTCATCGAGTCTCCTGTGCCAGTAATGATATGGATGCGTGATATTGCACCGCCAAAATGTGCTTTTGCCCAGGATTCAGCTACAGCCACAAAATCAACAATCTCAACGGGGGAGTCATCTAATGTTCCTACGCCCATTTTGGCTTCAACATTTAACACGCTGAATTTAATATATCCTTCCGGCACAATATAACCATCACCTAACATCATTACGCTATCCAACGGCTGATCGAACCACGCGCGCGGCTTGCCGGTGGCAATTTCTATCTCGCGCGCTGTTTCAGACTTGAGCGATCGCGGCTTGCCGGTTCGAGAATCAGGGGTGGCATTCAGCCATTGGCTGATTTGAGAGGCTGATTTGTTGATGGCTTCGCTCAATTTGCCTTGTCCGCCGTATTCGTCAATTAGCATTTGCAGGCGTTGGCGGTAGGTTTCTTCGATGGTTTTCATAAATTTTCCCTTTCCAATGTTAGATTTTAGCAATTTGCTAAATTTATACTATATGCGAAACGCTTGCTTTTTGTTTAGCGTTTCGCTAAACTACAAAAAACATTGGAGATGAAAATGAATTTAAATGAGTACCTAAAGCGCGGTGGGCGTGGTTCGTTGGTCGCACTGGCTGAAAAAATCGATGCCCCTGCGCCGGATGTGAGCCGCTGGGCTTCAGGCCGCCGACCTGTGCCGCCCGCCCGCTGCGCTGCAATTGAAGCCGCCACTGATGGGCAGGTAACACGTAAAGACCTGCGCCCGGATGACTGGCAAGAGATTTGGCCGGAGCTGGCCGCCTAGTTTCCTCTTTCTTCGGCACTCCCTCCCTTGTGCCGGGGTTTTCGGCGGCTTTCTATTCTTCTTTTCCGCCGTTTTTTATACCGCCTGCCGCTGTGTACGCAGGGGCAGGCTTTTTTTACGCCTTTTTCAGGCTACCTGAAAGCTGTGTTATGAGCCAATCTATTGATTTTGCCACTATTTCAAGTGCCGCTTTGAGTTCGGTGGACAATCTGCTGGCGGAATGGCTGCCTTCCGGCCGCTATGACGGGCATGAGTTTGTGGCGCTCAATCCCACGCGCGCGGATAAAAAGCTGGGCAGCTTCCGCATCAACACCTGCAGCGGGCAGTGGGCGGATTTTGCCACGGGCGACAAGGGCGGGGATTTAATCGACCTGTACGCTTACCTCTACAGCTGCAATACGGCGCAGGCGGCGCGCTCGATTGCCGAGCGTTTGAGCCTGGGCAATTTTGCGCCGGTGCAAAAGGTGGCGCTGGATGGCGGCAATGCGGCCAAGCCGGGCAAAAACGCGCGTTGGCAGCCAATTGTGCCGGTGCCGGAATTCGCGCTGAAAACGATGAATTTCCGCCATTCGTTCCGCCAAGGCGAACGAGCCGAGCCGGTGTTTACTTCGGTGTTCCGCGATGGCGAAGGGCAGGTGCTCGGCGCGGTGGCGCGATTTATCAAGTCGGACGGCAGCAAAATCGATCTGCCCTACACGTTTTGCGAAAACTTGGATACGCACGAAAAAATGTGGCGCTGGCGCGGCTGGCAGGGTTTGCGCCCGCTGTACGGTTTGGACGCGCTGGCGGCCGACCCTGTGCAGCCGGTGTTGGTAGTGGAAGGCGAAAAGTGCAAAAACGCGGCGGATGCGGCGCAGCCGGGCTATGCGGTGATTACCTGGCACGGCGGCGCGGGCAACTGGGACAAGACGGATTGGTCAGCGGTGCAAAACCGGCGCGTGATTCTGTGGCCGGACTGCGATTCACAGCGCGAAAAGCTGACTGCCGCCGAGCGCAAGGCGGGCGCGGATGCGGAGAGCAAGCCGTATCTGGACAAATACGCGCAGCCGGGTATGGCGGCGATGCTGGGCATTGCCGAGCGGCTGACGGCGCAGGGCTGCAAGGTGGCGTTTGTGCGCACGCCTGAGCCGGGCGTGTGGCCGGCGGGCTACGATATTGCCGATGCGCTAGCCGACCGTGGGCAGGTTATCGATGCACTGGCGGCGTTGAGTTGGCAGCATTTGACGGATTACACTGCCGAATATACCGAGGTGTTGGCGGCGGCGCAGGCTTCGGGCTACCTGAAACAGGCTGCCCCGCCTCCCGCACCCGCCACGGAGGGCGAGTCGCCGGAAGGTGAGGCACGCGAAACCACGGGGGGCGGCGGGGAAAATATGCCTGAAACCGCCGAAACACCGGAGGGAGAGAGCCGCTATCAGGAAAACTTTGACCGGCTGAAACGGGAATTTTCCCTCATCGAAGGCAAGAGCCGCGCCGTGAGCAGAAAAACGGGCGTGGAATACAGCCGCAAGGCGCTGACCGACCATTTTTGCAAAAAATCGGTGGATAACTGGTTTAATTGGGGGCGCGCGCCGGTGATGACTCAATACGAGGTCAATAAGCTCAAGCGCGACCGGGCGGCGTTTCAGGTAGCCCAAGACAACGACCTGAAAGATATGATGGCGCGCTATGTGTATTTGGACGGCAGCTCCAGCATTTGGGACAACCAACTGTGGCGCATGATTGACCAGGGCTCGGCCAAGCTGGCGATGGGCAGCCAGTTTAAGATTTGGCAAGACAGCCCGGCGCGCATCGTTAAGCGTTTCGACCGCGTGGTGTTCGAGCCGGGGCGGGATTTGTCGGACGAGTACATCAATATCTATCGCGGGCTGCCGCTGGCGGACAAGGTGCAGTTTCCGCGCCCGCGCGAGGAAATGCCGACTTGGTGGCTGGATGTGTTGGATTTGTACCCGGGCTGTCGCGCCATCCAAAAGCTGATTGCGCATTTGTGCAACCATGATTTGCAGATGATGGAGTTTGTGTATAACTGGCTGGCTTATCCGCTGCAGCACCCGGGCGCGAAGCTGACTACTTCGCTGGTGATGCACGGCGATGTGCACGGCGCGGGGAAGTCGTTGCTGTTTGAGGAGATTATCAAGCCGATGTACGGCGATTACGCGGCCACGCTGGGGCAGTCGGATTTGGAGAGTAACTACACGGGCAACCGCTCGGGCAAGCTGTTTATTGTCTTCGAGGAGGTTTTTAATACCAAACAAAAATACGACCAAACCGGCGCCATGAAGCACATGATCACCGGCAAAACGATGCGCATCGAACGCAAGTTTGTGGATTCCTACGAAGAGGCCAACCACATCAACTGCGTATTTTTATCCAACGAGGCGCAGCCGTTTAAGATTGAGGAAAACGACCGCCGCTACTTTGTGATTTGGCCAAAAAACAGGCTACCTGAAAGCCTGCGTGCGGAATTGGAGGTGGAGCTGGGCGCAGACGGGATACTGCAGTTTTTTATGTTGCTGTTGTCTTTGCCGCTCACTATCAATTACACTAGGCAGCCTGCCGACGACCCCACGCAGCCGGACGTGGTGGAGGTGATCGAAGAGGGCGGCCCGCGTTTTGACCCGCACACCAAACCGCCGATGACGGAAGCCAAGGCCAACGTAATCAATTATGGGCGGTATGGGTGGCAGACGTTTTATATGGAGTGGGAGCGCGGCGAAATCGAAAATATCCCCTACTGCGCGGCGATTACCGGCGATGTGTGGGATTTGTATTTATGGTGGTGCACCAAAAACAACGAGCGGCAGATTTCCAAATCCAAATTCCTGCAGCACATTGCCAGTAAGATGCCAAGGGCGCGGCGGTGGTGGCGTTTGCCCAACAGCCCGCGCCCGGAGGAAAAGATGCAGGATAATATCTTCCTCCCGCCCGGCACCCGCCCGCCGCAGGGCACGCCCGAAATGGACTTTATCGGCCCGCAGGTGCTTAGATTCCAGCAGGCGGTACAAGACCTGCGAAACCCGAAAGGCTACTAAAAGCTGCACAACTGCACAAAAATGCACTTTTGCCCCTCCCTGCAAATCCACGCTGGGCGGGGCTTTGTGCACTTTGTGCAGTGTGTGCAGCGTTTTTTTCGCGCACGCGTACGCGCGTTATATATAGGCGTATTTACTCCTACTCTGCCCGCCTTTTTATTTTTTTTCTCCATGCGTGTGAAAATATACTGCACATACTGCACAAAGTGCACAAATGCCCACCAGATAAGGCTTTCAGCGATTTTCAAAACTGCATAAATATGCACTTTGTGCAAAACTTATAAACACAGGATTTTTTACCGCTTTATCTGTTGTTTTATCGCGGTTTTTAGTAAAATAGCGGCACAATAAAAAAGCGGCAGAGGGCTGCCGCGTAAGAGGTAACAAAAGGGGCATGAGTATCATGCTGTGTTTGATTTTTCCGAGGATGCAAAAGATGCGCTGATGCGCGAATGGGCAAACTGGACACGCCAGCCTTTGAAGGCCGGGGTTGGCTATAAGCCGAGCAGTTTGAATTTGTTGATGGCTGGGGGTACGCCCGGCGGTGGAGGTTTTCACTCCTCCGTTTTATCCTACGGCACGGATTGCGATGCTGTGTTTGTGCTGATTGATGCGGCGGTGCGGCGCTTGCCGGTTATCCCGCGTGCGGTAATCAAGCGTTATTACCAACAAGTGGGCACGGCAGATCAGATGGCAAACGATTTGGGCATATCGAAAAAATATATGTACAAAACGCTTTACGCCACGCTTGATACCATTTTCTCGGGGCGCAAACTGCAAAATATTTTGTCCGCCGCTTGACAGTTTACGGAAACTGGGGGCAAAATAATATGCAAGCATGGGTTAAGTTGTATATAGCCCATGTATCCTTGATGCAAAAATAGAATGTTTCCAATCCGCCCTGTGTAAAAACAGGGCGGTTTTGGTTTGTTGGGAGTGCGCCGTGTTTGTTGTGTCCGCCCGTGTTAAAGCCGATACTGCCACGGCGCATCTCAATGCGCTGGAGCGCAAGCAGCTGCCGTTTGCATATTCGCTGGCGGTAAACCGCACGGCAAAACTGGTTAAGCTGGCGGAAATCGACAAAATGCGGGCAGTATTTGACCGCCCCACGCCCTACACGCTCAATAGCCTATACGTTAAACCCGGCACGAAAGCCAACCCATCGGCTTACGTTTGGCTTAAGTACGATACCTTCAAAGGCACACCGGCAGAAAAATACCTGCTGCCGCAAATCGATGGCGGCAGCCGTAGCCACAAGCGCTTCGAGCGAGCGCTGCAAGGAGTGGGGGCAATGCCGAAAGGCTATTACTGCATACCGGGCAAATTCGCGCAGATGGATAATTACGGCAACTGGAGCCGTGGGCAGATTATAAAAATCCTGTCCTATTTTCGTGCCTTCCCAGAAAGGGGCTACCGCGCAAATATGACCGATGCCGCCCGCCGCCGTTTGGCACGAGGTACAAAAAAGAAACGCGGCTATACCTTCGTGGCTATCGGTAAACACCAAGGCCGCCGCCGGCCCGGCATCTACCAAATCTTGGCAGACGGCAAACACTGGCGGCCCATTGCTCTGTTTGTTCGTCGGGCTGGGTACAGTAAACGCTTCCCTTACTTCGAGACGGCGGAACATACGATTGATCGTGAGTTCCCCGAGCAGATGCGCAAGGCCATCGAGGCTGCCATAAAATCGGCGCGCTGAAATAAAAGGTACTCCGCCGGCCGGCCGAAACGCGGGTAATTCGAACCACGATTTTTGTGAAGCGGGAGGGTGCTATAGCTTCCTTCCTCCCTTTTGACTGTGGTGGTAAGGGGTTATTTGATTCTGCCGTTTGGCTTGTTTGCCAGCGGTTTTTTTATTGGTGAGGCTACCTGAAAAGGGTGGTGTGTTGAATTTGCCCGTGTACTTATGCGGGCTTTTTTATGGAGTGTGTTTCAGGCAGCCTGTGGAAATACCGGGTTAAGACGAAATCATATATTGAGCATAGTCGGTTATTCATCCGCAGGCTGCCTGAAACACATTAAGGGGCGGCTTATGTTGGTAAACAAGCGTGAGCTGTCAGAAATCTTGGGTATCACGGAACGCTCGCTGACCGAATGGCAGAAAGACGGCCTGCCGGTGGCATCATTTGCCGATTTGCGCGGGCAGGCCAACGAATACGACACCAAGGCCGTTATCGGTTGGCTGATTCAGCGCGAACTACAGCGGATCAACCGAGAAAAGCCGCGCGACAGGTTGGACAGGCTGAAAGCCGACGCCATCGAACTTGAGATAAAAGAGCGTACCGGTGAGCTGGCCCCGGCGGCATTGTTTGAGCGGGCTTGGGCGGATCACATCACCGCCGCCCGCACCGAATTTTTAACCCTGCCTGAAACACTGGCCTCTGAATTGAGCGCGATTGTCGGGCAGCCGATAGACAGCGAACTCATCACCGCCCATGTGGAGCGGGCGCTGGAAAAACTGGCGAATTACGGAGCAGAAGATGCAGAACTCGGCGGCGATGATGCAGCAGAATATGGCGGACACGGTGCGCCGGGTGCTGCGTGAGGCGTGTAGCAAATGGGCTCCGCCCGTCAAAATGCGCATTCGCGATTGGGCGAATAAATACCGTTATCTCTCCAGCGTTGAGGCTGCCCGCCCAGGTAAATATGTTTTGGGTGTTACACCCTACCTCGAATGGGAAAACGGCCCATTGGATGCGCTGGACGATCCGAATGTGTCGGTGGTGTGCTGCATGAAATCGGCACAAGTAGCCTGGACAAGCGGCGTGCTCGGCAACTTGCTGGGGCGCACCATCGCCACCGCCCCATGCCCGATTTTGGTTTTATTCCCAAAAGAAGGCGCGGCGAAGGAATACATGGATGAAAAATTCATGCCGATGGTGGAAGCCACCCCGGTTTTGCGCGAAAAAATCGACATCCGCGTGCGGGCGCAGGGGCAGCGGCAGCTGTTTAAGAAATTCGCCGGCGGCTTTCTGAAGCTGGTGGGGTCGAACTCTCCGGCCAGCGTGAAATCCAGCCCTGTGCCCTTGGTGTGCGTGGAAGAGCCGGACGACTGTAATTTAAACCTGCGCGGCCAAGGCGACAGCATCAAACTGGCCAAAGAGCGCACCAAAACCTTTGCCAAACCGAAAATCGTCATCGGTGGCACGCCCACGGTGGCCGGGGTGAGCACCATCGAAGCCGAGATGGAATTGAGCGACAAGCGCGTGGGCATGATTCCGTGCCACGAATGCGGCGAAGCCCATGTGCTCAATTTTGACTACCTGCAATGCGACCAAGACCCGAACGGCAACCATCCCGTATTCGGCAAATTCTTGCCGGAAACCGCCTACTACGTTTGCCCGCATTGCGGCTGCGTGTGGAACGACGTGCAGAAAAACCGCAACGTGAAGCGCGGCTGGTGGCAGGCCACGGCGCCGTTTCATGGTACGGCCGGGTTTTATCTGAACGAGCTGTACAGCCCCTTCCCCGGCTCGGTGCTTGCCGAGCTTATGAAAAAATGGCTCACCGCCAAACACGAAGAGGAAGCCGGCGACATTGCGCCGATGATTACCTTCGTTAATTCCAGCAAGGGGCTGCCGTTTGAGGTGTTGGGCGACGGCCCGCAGGGCGACGAGCTGGCGGCGCGCGCGCTGGATTACGCCGAAAACACCGTGCCGCTGGGTGGGCTGATTTTGACAATGGGGGTGGACGTGCAGCACGACCGCCTGGCTTACATCATCCGCGCCTGGGGGCGGGGAGAGGAAAGCTGGCTGGTATCATGGGGCGAAATCTACGGCAACACACCCGACATCAAATCAGACGTATGGCTGGCGCTGGCGGAAAAAATCTACAAACACACCTACCGCCATGCCAACGGCGCCGCGATGCGTATTTTGGCGGTGGGCATCGACAGTTCGGACGGGCAGACCTCGGATGCGGTGTACAACTTTGTGCGCCACTACCGCCGCCACAACGGCGTGAACCTGATGGCCATCAAAGGCAGCAGCAACGAGGATAAGGAGATTTTCACCCGCCCGCGCGACATCGACCTGAAACACCGCAACACCAAAGCCGACCGGCGCGGGGTGCAGGTGTACAGCGTGGGCGTGAGCAAAGCCAAAGACCTCATCATCGGCGAACACGGGCGCGTCAGCCTTACCGGCAACGGCCCCGGCCGCCTGCACAACTACAAAGAGGTGCGTGCCGACTACTACGAGCAGCTGTTGAGCGAGGTTAAAGTGCCCAGCCGCTTAAACCGGCACAAAAAAGTGTGGCAAAAAAAGGTGGGGGTGCGCAACGAGGCGCTGGACTGTGAGGTTTACGCCCTGCACGCCGCCCGCAGCCTGAAAACGCACAGTATGTCCGAAGTACAGTGGGCGATGTACGAAAAAGCGGTGTTGCAACCGGCGCTGTTTGCCGAAACGCCCGCCGAAATGGAAAAAGAGCCTGAAGCCACATCTCCCGCTCCGGCCATTACCCGCCGCCGTGGCGGTAACTTTACGCAAAAATGGTGAGTAAATGACCGACTACGAAAAACAGCAGCTGGAACAACAGCTGGCATTCGCGCAGCAGGTGTATGCCGACCTGAAGGCAGCCTACCAAAGCCATGCCGCCAGCGGCCGCGCCTTTACCCACAGCTACAAAATCAAAGACCGCGAAATGACGTTTAATTCGCTGGCCGACCTGCTCAAGGCGCTGCGCTGGTGGGAGCAGGAAATCCTGCGGCTGGAAATCGCGTTGGGCAAACGGCCCGGCCGCGCCCGCCGCATCATCACGAGGTTTGCCGAATGAAACCACACAATCCGACCGCGCCAAAGCGCGGTTTTTTTTCGCGCCTGTTCCGGCGCGGCGGCCAAAACCAGCCAGCCCGGCGCGAACGCCATTATGCGGCGGTGCGGCCGAACGGCCCCTTGGCCGATGTGCGGCTGAATAATGCTGCCGCCGATGCGCTGGCGCGTTCCGACCTCGACAGGCTGCGCTCGCTCTCACGCAAACAGGCGCGCGATAACGACTATATGCTGCGTTTCCTGCAGATGGTGGGCAACCACGTGGTGGGAAGGGACGGCTTTTCGCTGCAGATGCAGGTGCAGATGGACAACGGCTCGGCGATGGACAACCAAGCCAACCGCGCCATCGAAGAGGCATTTGCCGCTTGGGCGCGGCGCGGTGTGTGCGAGGTGAGCGGGCTGTACTCGTTTACCGACCTGCAACGGCTGATGGTGCGCAGCGTGGCGCGCGACGGCGAAGTGTTGGTGCGCCATGTGTACGGCTCCGACAACGGGCACGGCTACGCCCTGCAGCTGTTGGACATCGACCGGCTGGACACCCAGCTCAACCGTGATAAGCAAAACGGCAAAAACGCTATCCGCATGGGGGTGGAGATTAACGACTGGGGGCGGCCGGTGGCTTATTGGCTGCGGCGGCAACACCCGGGCGATTACACCGTGGCTACCGCATTATTGGATAACGAGCGGATACCGGCGGCGGAAATCAGCCACCTGTATCTGCACGACCGCCCGGAACAGCGGCGCGGTTTCCCCTGGACAACCTCGGCGCTGATCAGCCTGCACAACCTCGGCGGCTACCAAGAGGCGGCGATTATCGCGGCACGGGTGGGCGCTTCCAAGATGGGCTTTTTCCAGCAAAAAGAGGACATCGACAGCTTCCAAAACCCGATTGACGGCCAAGCGGTGGACAACGGGCACGGCGGGCAGGACATCATCGACTACGCCGACCCCGGTACCTTTCACAGCCTGCCCAACGGCTACGAGTTCGTGCCGTTCAACCCGGACTACCCGCACGCCAACTACGATTCGTTCGTCAAAACCTGCCTGCGCAGCGTGGCGGGCGGTTTGGGCGTGAGCTACCACAATCTGGCAAATGATTTGGAGGGGGTTAATTTCTCCAGCATCCGCAGCGGGGTGTTGGAGGAGCGCGACCAATGGATGGCGCTGCAAAACTGGTATATCGACAGCTTTTTATGCGATGTGTTCGAGCGTTGGCTGGCGTGTGCCCTGCTGGCCGGAGCGATTACCTCGCCGACTGGCAAGCCGCTGCCCGCCGCCAAGCTGGACAAGTTTAAACGCTACCGCTGGCAAGGCCGCCGCTGGGCATGGGTCGACCCGCTCAAGGACATCCAATCGCAAGAGGCCGCTATCGCGCTGCGCGTTAAATCGCGTCGGGCGGTGTGCGACGAGCTGGGGGTAGATTTTGACGAGACCTTGCAACAAATTCAGCAGGAAACGGATTTGCTGCGGCAGATGGGCTTAACCGAAACGCCGCCGACCCAACCGGCGGCCAATGATGAGGATAAAGGCGATGAGCAAAACAACCGGGACTAATTCCCGCGCGCCCGATACGGCGCAGATGCAGCAGCTGCAGCGCAGCATGAGTTTTGAGCGGCAAACGGTGGATGCGGACAAGCGCACGGTGGAAGTGGCGTTTTCCAGCGAGGAACCGGTGCAGCGTTGGTTTGGCGAAGAAATTTTGAGCCACGAACCGGGCGCTTGCGATTTGAGCCGCCTCAACGGCGGCGCGGCGGTGCTGTTTAACCACAAATGGGACGACCTGATCGGCGTGGTGGAAAAAGCGTGGGTGGATGCGGATAAAAAAGGCCGCGCCCTAGTGCGCTTCGGCAATTCCGCCAGGGCGCAGGAGAAGTTTCAGGATGTGCAGGACGGCATCCTGCGCCACATCTCGGTAGGCTACCAAATCCGCGCCCTGAATTGCGAAAACCCCGATGCCAAAGCCGATGAGGAGCCGCGCTACCGCGCCACCGATTGGCTGCCGTATGAAATCTCGTTTGTAACCGTGCCGGCCGATACCTCGGTGGGGGTGGGGCGCACGTTACCCGAACCGCCGCAGACGGCCTCTGCACAACCTGAAAACTCCGATAAAGGAAAGCGTAATATGAACCAAGAAAACGAAAACACCGTACCGGCCGTTGCTGCCGGTGCACCTGCCGACACTGGCGCTGCCGAACGCGGCGCACAAGACGAGCGCAAACGCGTGGCCGAATTGCTGGCCATCGGCCGCGCCTATGCCGCACACGGCGGCATCGAAGCCGCCGAACAGGTGATTAAGGACGGCGGCGATGAAGCACAGTTGCGCGCCGCGATTATGGAGAAAATGCGCACCCAGCCCACCGCCACGGCAAACGACATCGGCATGAGCGATAACGAGCAGCGCGAATACAGCCTGCTGCGCGCCATGAACGCCGCCGCGACCGGCAAATGGGACGAGGCCGGGCTGGAACGCGAAGTATCCGAAGCCATCGGCAAACAACAGGGGCGCACCGCTACCGGCTTTTTCATCCCCACCGACTTACTGGCCGCCGCCGGCAGCCGTGCTTACAGCAAGGGCACGCCCGCCAACGGCGGCTATACCGTAGCCAACGATTTGCGCCCGGATTTGTTTATCGATTTGTTGCGCAACCGTTTGGCGGTGGCCCAGCTGGGCGCTACCGTGCTGGACGGCTTGGTGGGCGACATCACCATCCCGAAACAGCTCACCGGCAACAGCGTGAGCTGGGTAGATGAAAACGGCGAAGATTCCGGCAGCAACGCCACCTTCGGACAAATCGCGCTGAAACCGAAAACCGTTACCGCCAACACCGAATTAAGCCGCCGCTTTATGCTGCAAAGCTCGCTATCCGCCGAACAGTTCGCCCGCAACGAGCTGATTAACGCGATGATGCTCGGCATCGACTTGGCGGCCATCACCGGCAGCGGCAGCAACAACCAGCCCACCGGCATCTTGAACACAACCGGCATCGGCGCGGTAGCCATCGGCACCAACGGCGGCGAGCTGGAGTGGAAACACATTGTGGCGCTGGAAACCGCGATTGCCGCCGAAAACGCCGATTTGGGCAACCTGGCCTACCTCACCAACACCAAGGTACGCGGCCACCTGAAAACCAAGCTCAAGGCCGCCAACGTACCGGGCTACATCTGGCAGGACGGCGACACCCCGCTCAACGGCTACCGCTGCGCGGTGTCCAACCAAGTGCCGAGCAACCTCACCAAGGGCACGGCCACCAAATGCTCCCCGCTGATGTTCGGCAACTGGGCGGACTTGCTGATTGCCCACTGGGGCGTGCTGGACGTGATTGTCGACCCGTACACCCAGAGCAAAAAAGGTGCGTTGGTGATTACTGTGTTGCAGGATGTGGATATTGCGGTGCGCCACGCCGAATCCTTTGCCGCCATCAAGGACGTGGTGGTTTAACCCAGCAACAGGCTACCTGAAAAAATCAGGTAGCCTGAATTTTAGGAGGCCATGATGCCCGAGCAAAAAACACTATTGATTATGGCGCTGCGCAGCCTGTTTGTCGGCTCGCAGTTTGTGGCAGAGGATGAGGCGGCAGAAGTGCCGGAAACCGAAGCCCGCGAACTGATCCGCAACGGCTGGGCGGTGGAAACCGAACCGGAAGAAACCGATCCGGGCAAACCGAAGCGCGGCGGCAAGAGAAAGGATGCCACCCAGCAGCCGCCTGTTGCCCCGCCCGCTCCGCCTAGCGGAGAAGGCAATAGCGAAACCCCGCCGCCGGCAGGTAGCGGCGAACAACAGCCGAATGGCGAAAGCAACCCATCAGCTAACAGCGATAACGGGGAGCAGCCGCCGGCAGGCAGTGGTGAGCTGAATGTTTAACGAGCCGCTGGCGGTGTTTGTGAACCCTGCCGATTTTGGCGAAACCGCGCTGCTCGACGGGCAGCCGGTACGCTGCATTTTCGACCGCGAATACGCCGCAGATAACGGCTACGGCATCTCGGCGGGCAATGCCGACCCGTATTTAATCTGTCTTTCCGCCGAGCTGCCGGACACGGTGGCGGAAGCGGAAATACAGGTGCGGGGCATTGCCTACCGGGTTGCCGAAGTGCAGGCGGACGGCACCGGCATCACCGTTTTACAGTTGAGGGCAAAAAATGAGCCGGCACCAACTTACTGACATCCGCGCCGCCGCCGTGGCGCTGCTGGGGACTAAATTTAGACGGGTATATCCCTATCGTTGGGTCGCGCCCGCGCAAAACAAACTGCCGTGCGTGGTGGTATCGGTGGCATCCCGCAGCAGCAGCGTATTTAACGCCGCGCCGCTGGAACTGCGGCACGAAGCGCAGCTGGCCGTTACCTGTATTGTGCAGGGCAACGACAAAACCGAAGACGTGGCGGAGGAAATGACTGCGCTGGCGGAAAAACTGTTTTACGCCAACCCCACGCTCGGCGGCGAGCTGGGCGAAGATTTGCTGCCGCTGTCGCTCACCATCGAAGCCGAAGACCAAGGCGAATACGTGAGCGTGTTTTACACCCAGCTGTGGCAGGCGGTGTGGTACGAACAGGCCGGCGATTATGTGGGCGATGAAAACCACCACCCGCAGGCGCATATCGGCCCGCCGCTGCTCACCGAAGCCGCGCTGGCCACGCATTGGCAACTGTATGGCAGCAATCCCGAGATTGACGCCGAAGACAACATCCCGAAAAGCTGAAAGGGGCTTTTATGACTACGTTTTATGTGCGACCGGTTGGCGATTACCTAATCACCGACCCGGCCACCGGCGAGCCGCTGCCGAAAGACGGCGCGCAGGTGGAAAAAAACAACTACTGGCTGCGCCGCCTGAATGCGGGCGAAGTAGAGGCAGTGGCCGGCAAAGACAAAGAGGCTAACAAATGACGATTGCATTTAATGAGATTCCCGGCAACCTGCGCGCGCCGGGCAGCCGCACCGAATTTAACAACGAGCTGGCCAAAAAAGGCGCAAATATCAAGCCTTATCGCGCCTTGCTGATTGCACCCGCCACCGGCGGCAGCGCAGAAGCAGGCAAGGCCGTGCCGATTACCCGCCTGGAGCAGGCTGCCGGGATGTTTGGCGCGGGCAGCCTGATGTATTGGGCGGCCAAAGGCTGGTTTGACAACAAAGGCGGCGACATCGAGACCTTCGCCCTGCCTTTAGCCAACACCTCCGGCTCGGCGGCCAGCGGCAAAATCCAAATTGCCGGTACGGTGCAGGATGGCGGCGTGGTGTATCTCTACATCGGCGGACAGGCAGTCAAGCTGGCGGTAAAAGCCAACGATGGCGCGGCGGCCGTGGCTACCGCGCTGGCCGCCGCCGTGAATGCCGCCGCCGATTTGCCGGTGAGTGCGCAGGCAGATGCCGGCGCAGTAACGCTGACGGCCAAAAACAAGGGTTTGCCCGGCAATGAGATTGACCTGCGGCTCAACTATTATCCGCGCGACGAGCAAACGCCAACCGGCCTCACTATTTCCATCACCGCAATGGCCGGCGGCGCGGGCACGCCGGATTTGGCAGCCGCCTTGGCCGGGCTGGGTGATAAACAGTTCGACGTGATGGTGATGCCGTTTACCGATGCCGCCAGCCTGAAGGCAGTGGAAGACGAATTGGCTTCCCGTTGGGGGCCGATGCGCGCCATCGGCGGTTTGGTGTTTGTCGCCAAAGCTGACAACTACGCCGGGCTCACCACGCTGGGCAACGGGCGCAACAGCCCGTTTTCGGTAATCGGCGGCTTGCCCGGCGTGCCGAATTTGCCGGTACAGCTGGCGGCAGCGACTGCCGCACAGGCCGCGTTTGCCGCGCAAAACGACCCGGCGCGCCCGTTTCAGACTTTGGAGCTCAAAGGCATCCTGCCGCCCGCCGACAGCGCCCAGCTTACCCTGCAGGAGCGCAACCTGCTGCTGTATAACGGCATCTCCACCTACCGCACCAACGCGGGCGGTGCAGTGATGATCGATATGCTGATCAGTACCTACAAAGTGGGCAAACTGGGGCAGGCTGATGAGAGCTATCTGCTGATTAACACGGTGTGGACATTGAGCTATCTGCGCTACGACTGGGACACCTACATTCAGCAAAAATACCCACGGCACAAGCTGGCGGATGACGGCAACAAATTCCCATCCGGCCAGCCGATTATGACCCCATCCGGCATGAAGGCCGAAATGGTGGCGCGCGCGCAGATTTGGCAGGCATTGGGCTTGGTGGAAAACATCGACCAGTTCACCGCCGACAGCTACGCCGAACGCAACATCGGCAACCCAACCCGCCTCGATACATTCATGGTGCCCGACCTCGTGAACCCGTGGATTATCACCGGCAACGTGATTGCGTTTATCGTTTAACCCCTAATGCTCCGCAGGCTACCTGAAAGCCTGCGGGGTTTGGAGCAAATATCATGGCAAAATCAAACCGCCGTGCTGGCGTGATTTTTTTCAAAGTCAATGGCAACCAGCTGGATGCCAAAGGCAACTTTACCTACAACTTGGGCAAAGGCAAGCGTGAGGCGATTATCGGCGCGGACGGCGTGCACGGTTACAAAGAGACCCCGCAAACGCCGTTTATCGAGGGCGAAATCACCGACCGCCCCGATTTGAAACTGGCCGATTTAACCAGCATCGACAATGCCACCGTTACCCTGCAGTTAGCCAGCGGCAAAACTGTGGTGCTTTCCGATGCCTGGTATGCCGGCGAGGGCACGGGCAACACCGAAGAGGCTAATATTGGCGTACGCTTCGAGAGTAAATACGAAGCGCAGGAAATCTAAAGGAAAACAAGCAAATGGATAAACTTATTATTCAGTTGAGCAGCCCGATCCAGTTCGGGCGCGAGGAAATCAGCGAACTGGACATCCGCCGCCCGACCGGCCGGGATTTGATGGGCTTGGAGATTAAATTCAGCCCGGACAGCTTGATTTTGGATGCCAAAACCCTGTTTGCGCTGGTGGGCAAACTAACCAACATCCCGCCAAACGTGCTGGCGCAGATGGATAGCGCAGATGCCTTTGTGTTGAGCGCGGAGATGCAGGGTTTTTTGCTATCTGGCCGCCAGACTGGGCAGACTACGCCGCAGTAGTGGCCTACACCTTCAAAGGCAGCGCCGGCGACGTGCTGGCGCTGGATATTGACGAGCTGCAGTGGTGGTATGAGCGGGCGTGCTGGATTCGGGAACAGTTGGAAGAGTAAAATATCTGGGCTTATTTACAAGGAGAACCCGATGAAATATTTACCCGTGTTATTGGTTACGCTGCTGACTGCCTGCGGCGGCTCGGAAAAACCTGCCGAACCTGCCGCTGCTTCAGTGGCGGCGTCCGCTCCAGTATCCGCCAGCTCGGCGCAAGCCGAGCGAACCTTTACCCCAGTGCCGGACATTAAGCCAGTATGGCAGATAATGGATATTGCCGGACAGCCGCAGGCGGCGGTGGAAAAAATACTGGGCCAGCCGCAGGGCGCTTGCGAAAACAATAAATACGGCAAAAGCTGCGAATACCAGACGCCACCGGCTGAATGGAGTATCACGTATATCAATGGCCGGGCTGATTGGATTTTGCTACGTGACCCGCGCATTGATAACGCTTTAACCTCGCCCGTATGGCTTGGATTGCCGTATGAGACACCGACAACAGCGGCACCGGCACTTTTGGGATGGAGCAACTACCCCGGATTGTTGGATTTTGCCGCGCACGTCAGTATGGACAACAAAGCGCTGGAATATATTTATATTAAGGTTAGAACACCTTAATTATTAGATGTTTACATAACGCAGAGCCTGCCGCTCTGCGTTTTTTTATGCCTGGAGTAAATGATGGCAAGGCCAAAAACCGAGATAGAAGTAACCGTACAAGACCGGGCCAGCCGCGCATTACGTACCATCCGCGAACGCTTGGGCACGTTAAACAACGGGCGCGTGGGGCGGGCGATGGCGCAGGTAGCGCGGGCAACTGATCAGGCCACTGCCACCCTGAAACATTATGCGGCGGCCGGTGCGGTGCTGGCGGCGGGTAGTGCGTTTATGGTTAAAGGGGTGGTGGATACGGCCAGCGAATTTGAACGCTACCGCACGGTGCTGGAAACCATCGAAGGCAGCAGTGAAAAAGCTAGGCAGTCGATGACATGGGTAAGCGAGTTCGCGGCAAAAACACCCTACGAACTCAACGAGGTAAACGAAGCCTTTGTGAAGCTGAAATCCTACGGCCTCGACCCGATTAAAGACGGGCTGCTGACTACGCTGGGCGATACCTCCGCCGGTATGGGTAAGCCGCTGATGCAGACGGTGGAGGCGATTGCCGACGCCATGACCGGGCAAAACGAGCGCCTGAAAGAGTTTGGGATTAAAGCCTCAGCGCAGGGCAACCGCATCATCTACGAATACACCGACAAAAGCGGCCGCCAGATGCGGGCAATGGCAGACAAGAACAACCGCGAACAAATCCGCGCCACCCTGCAGACCATCTGGAACGAAAAATATGGCGGGGCGATGGATAAGCTGTCCAATACTTGGGGCGGCATGATGTCCAACCTATCGGACAATTGGGAGCGCTTTAAGCTGATGATCGCCGATTCGGGCGTGTTTAGTTATTTGCAAGATAAATTGCGCGGGCTGCTGGAAAAAATCGATGCGATGGCACAAGACGGCAGCCTGCAGAAACTGGCCGAAACCATCGGCAAAAACTTGGTAACCGCCTTTGAAAAAGCCTGGGAGTTCGGTACCAAGCTATACGATAAATTCAACGAAATCAACGATTACTTAGGCGGTTTTGGTAACACAATGCTGGTGGTGGCGGCGATTCTATCCCTGCCGCTGGTAGCGGCGTTTGTGAATGTGGCGTGGGCGGTAGGCTCGCTGGCGGTAGCGCTGATTGGGGCGCTACCGGCGATTTGGGGTTTTACCGCTGCGCTGCTGGCGAATCCGCTCACGTGGATTATCGGGCTGGTGGCGGCGTTTGCCGGTTTGGTATATGTGATATGGCGCAACTGGGACGGCATCGGCGCTTATTTCAGCCGGTTGTGGGATGAGGTGTCGGGCGCGTTTGCTGAGGCGTGGGAATGGATTAAGGAACTGTGCGCTTCGGCTTTTGATGCGATTGGCAGCCTGTTTCTCAATTTTACGCCGGTGGGCTGGATGATTCAGTCGATGTCGGCGGTGTGGGGCTACCTGAAAGGGGTGTGGCCGCAAATCAGGCAAACCTTTGTTGCCGCGCTTGCCGCCATCGGCGGGGTGTTGTCCGGCTTCTCGCCGCTCAACCTGATGCGTGGCGGCTTTGAAGCATTGAAAGGCTATATCGCCGGGGTGTGGGATTGGATACGCGAAAAGCTGCAGTGGGCATTGGACAAGCTGGAATCGCTGGGCAACACGGCGCGTTCGGTGTTCGGCGGCGGCGATGGCGCGGCGGCTCCGGTGGCCTTCTCCGGCAAACCGGCGGCGGCGCTGCCTGGGCGCGGCGGCGGCTTGGGCAAGGTGGCGGTACACATCGACCACAGCAATGTGCCGCGCGGTACGCGGATGCAGGCTCGGGCCAGCAACGGCGTGCAGTTGAGCACCAAGCAAGGCTACAGCCTGGCAACTTAGGAGTAAAAAATGGCGTGGAAAGACAGGCTGCGGCCGGCTTCGTTTCGGCAGGCGGCATTCGGCGTGGAGGCGCACAGCAGCGAGCAGGGTCGGCGGGTGGTGGTACACGAATACCCCGGCCGCGACAAGCCCTACGTGGAAGACCTCGGCGCAAAGGCGCGGGGCTTTACACTGCGCGGCTTTGTGGTGGGCAAGGACTACCAGCAAGCCCGTGATGCGCTGCTGGATGCGGCCAACGCGCCCGGGCCCGGCCAGTTGGTGCACCCGTATTTCGGCGCGCTGCGCGTGGTATGCACGGCGGTAAGCGTGAGCGAGAGCGGCGAAGCCGGCGGCATGGCGGTGTTTGATTTAACCTTTGTGGAGGCGGGCGAGAGCCGCTATCCGGCGGCGGAATCCGACCCGGCAGGCAGCCTGTTGGATGCGGCGGATACGCTGGACGGGCAGCTGGTCGAAGCCTTCGGCAAGTGGTTTGATTTGGACGGCCTGCCGGATTTTTTAAGCCGCGACAATCTGCAGGCGCTCACCGAGCGCATTCAGCGGCTGTCCACGGTGGGCGGCCTGCTGGATTTGTCCAAACAATCGCCGTTTTTGCGGCAGGTGCGGCAGTTGTTGGATGCGGTGGGCGAGCTATCGGCCTCTCCGGCGGTGTTGGGCAGCCGCATCATCGGGCTGTTTACCGATTTAACCGGCAGCTTCAGCCAGCCTTTGGGCGGCATCATGGGGCTGGCGCGGGCATTTCGCGGTGGGAAGCGCGAAGTATCGCGCGGGCTGCCGGCTAACCCCACGCCGTATCAGCGCGCCGAATCCAACCGGCAGGCGGTGCAGGTGTTGTTTGAGGCTGCGGCGCTGAATGCGGCGGCGGCTACGGCAGTGGTACGGCCGGATGACATCACCATCGAGCTGCCGCAGCCGGGCGGTAATTTCGGCAGTGGCGGCAATCAGCAGCCCAGCCGCATTGCCCCCAAAGCCGCCGCCACCCCGCTGTTTGAATCGCTGGATGAAGCCGTGGCGCTGCGCCGCCTGTTGTTGGCGTGGTTGGATGAGCTCGCGCCGCAGCTGCCGGATTCGGCGTTTTCGGCGTCGCAGGATTTGCGTGCCGCCATCGTGCAGGCGTTGCCGGACACGGAAAACGAACTGCCGCGCCTGGTGGATTACACCCCGCAGCGGCCGCTGCCGGTGGTGGTATTGGCTTATCGTTTGCACGGCGATGCGCGGCGCAGCAGCGAGATTTTGCGCCACAACCCGGTCGCGCATCCGGGCTTTATGCCGGTGCACCCGCTGCGGGTGTTGTCGGATTAAGGAGCAGTAAATGGCTATTGAGCTGTTGGTAAACGGCGTTTTGTACGGCGGCTGGACGAGCGTATCCATCAGCCGCAGCATCGGCACCGCCGCCGGTGCATTTAACATCGAGTGCACCGAAAACGTGGGCGGCGAGGCAATACATTGGCCGATCCGCCCGAACGACGAATGCGAGGTGCGGGTGGCCGGGCAGGTGGTGATTAAGGGTTATATCGACAAAACCACGCTCGATGTATCGGACAGCAGCCACGGTATTGCCGTGTCCGGCCGCGATAAAACCGGCGATTTGGTGGATTGCGCCGCCGCCGTGAAGCAATGGCGTAATGTGTCGATTTTGGACTTGGCTAAAGAGCTGTGCGCGCCGTTTGGTATCGAGGTGGTATTGGAAACCGAGCCGGGCAAGCCGCTGGCGGTGTTTAAAACCGAGCCGGGCGAAACGGTATTTAAAGCCTTGGAACGGGCGGCGAAAATCGCCGGTATTTTGCTGGTACAGGCACGCGGCGCATTGGTTTTGACCCATGCCGGGGCGCAGCAGGCGGCTACGCCGCTGGTTTTGGGCGGCAACATCAAATCCGGCACGGCCGATTACGATTATTCGGAGCGGTTTTCGGAATACACCATCACCGGCCAACGGGCGGGCAAAGACAACGACCATGGCAAAGCGGCGGCTCATGTGCGCTCGGCGGTGCGCGATGAGGCCATCAAGCGCCACCGGCCGTTTGCCAAATCCGCCGACGGACAGGCTACGCCAGAGATGGCGCAGCGGCAGGCGGAATGGGAAAAGCAGGTGCGCGAAGCGAAAAGCACCCAGCTATCCTGCACGGTGGCCGGCTGGACGCAGCACGATGGCGCGCTGTGGGACATCAACCAACGGGCACAAGTGGAAGCGGCTACGCTGGCAGTACAGGGCGAATTGCTGATTTCGGCGGTCGAGTATGGCTACGATGATTCGGGCGAGATAACCAAAATCGAGCTAATCCGCCCGGAAGCGCTGCTGCCCTCGCCCGAAGCAGCGGAAAAAGCCAACCGCAACACCGCCGCCAAACCGGCTGCCGGCAAAGGCCGCCAACGCGGCGGCAAGCGTGCTCGGCAGGGCAAGGGGCAAAATGCGGTATCCGGCGATGTGCTGGTGATCAAACCCGATGCGCAAGGCAATTACAAACCCGGAAACTTTGAAAGAGGAAAATCATAATGCAGGCGCTGAAAAACATGATCGGCAGGGCGATTTTAAATTTAATCAACGATGCCGCCGCCACCCAAACCGTTACATTGGAGGCGCAGGCTGGCGATGTGCACGACGAGGTGGAGCTGTTTCAGCCGTTCGGTTTTTCGGCGCACCCGCCGGTGGGCAGCGAGGCGGTGGTGGTATTCGTGGCGGGCAACCACGACCACCCGATTGCGCTGTGCGCCGAACACAAGGGCACGCGCCGCAATAATCTGGCCGAGGGCGAAGCGGCGGTTTACAACCTATGGGGGCATCACATCACGCTGTACAAAGACAAATGCGTGATAGAAACCCCGGTGTTTGAGGTTAATGCCGAAACATCCGCCACCATCAAAGCACCGAAAATCACGCTAGACGGCGAAGTGAGCGGCACCAAATCGGCGGTGTTTGCCCAAGATGTGAAAGACCAAGGCGGCAGATTTAGCATGGGTTGGATGCGTGCGCTGTTTAACCGCCACACCCACCACGAAAACGACGGTGGCGGCAATACCGACCAGCCGAACGAACAAATGGAGTAAGCACTATGCTGGGACTGATGCCTCAAGCAGACGGCGGCAGCCGCCTGTTGTTTGCCGGGGTGGATTGGCTGAAATCGGCAGTATGGATGAGCTTGGGCACCGACCGCCGCGCCGAAAACGACGATGTACTGCCCGGCGGCGACGGCGACAAGCGCGGCTGGTGGGGCGACAGTTTCCGCCCGCGCCGTATCGGCTCGCGGTTGTGGCTGCTGGAACGGCAGAAAATTACTGCCGATACCTTACTGCGGGCGGAGGAATACGCCGCCGAGGCGCTCGCCTGGCTCACGGAAAAGAAAATCGCAGCGGCGGTGCGGGTGCGGGCGGAACGGCACACGCTCACTTGTGCAATGTTGTATATCGAAATCGAAAAAGACGGCGGAGAAATCCGCCGTTTTGATTATTTGTGGAGCGTAAATCATGGCGTTTGAACGACCAAGCCTGCCGGAATTGTGCCGGCGGGTGGAATTGGACATCAGCAGCCGCCTCTCGCCCTACCCGCATCCGCAGGAAGGCGATGTGGCGGCAGTATTCGGTGCGGCTTTGGGGGCGGCATCGCACCTCTTGCACGGGCATTTGGATTGGATTGCCCAACAGATGCTGCCGATCACCGCCGCAGGCGATGAGCTCGACCGCCACGCCCGCACCTGGCTTACCGTGCCGCGCAAGCCAGCCGCGTTTGCCAGCGGGCAGGCCACTGTGTCCGGCAGCCTGCCTTTGGTGGGTGATGAGCTGCGGCGTGAAGACGGCGTGCGCTATTCGGTGCGCGCTGTTGCCGGAAATACAGTGTTGCTGGATGCGTTGGAGCCGGGCCCGGCAGGCAACGCCAGCGCCGGGGCAGTGTTGCGCTACAGCGGCGGCACGGCCACGGTGGATAGTGGCGGGCTCTCCGGCGGCGCGGCGGCAGAAAGCGACGAAGAGCTGCGCGAACGCTTGCTGCAGCGCATCCGCAACCCGCCGATGGGCGGTAGTGTGGCGGACTATATCCGCTGGGCGCTCGAGGTGCCGGGTATTGCCCGCGCCTGGGTTAAGCCAAACAGCGGCGAGATTAACCACGTGGTGGTATATGTGGCAGGCGGCGACAGCATCGTGCCCAACAGTACGCTGCTGGATGCGGTGCGGCAGCATTTAGAGCTGCTGCGCCCGGTAACGGCGCGGGTGTCGGTTGTTGCTCCGCGCCTGAAAACCGTGGCGCACCGCATCAAGGTTTATCCCGATACCGCCGCCGTGCGGCAGGCGGTGGAGAGCTCGCTGCGCCTGTTTTATCGGCGCGAAGCCTCGCTGGGCTCGGTTATCCGCCTCTCCCGCATCAGTGAGGCGGTTAGTTTGGCGGCGGGCGAAACGCACCATATGCTGCTTGCGCCCACAGCGGATGTGGTGTGTGAGCAAGACGAAATCGCGGTGCTGGGAGGTATCTCGTGGACTTAAGCATCAGGCAGGCTGCCTACCGCAGCCAACTTACCGCGCTGCTGCCCCCCGGCCGTGCCTGGGCAACCGAATCCGACCCGGCGCTGGCCGATTTTATTGCTGCGCTGGCATTAGAGCTGGCCCGTATTGAGCAACGCGCCACCGAACTGCTGGCGGAAGCCACGCCATACGGTGCATACGAAACGTTGCCGGAATGGGAAGCTACCGCCGGGCTGCCGGATGAATGCAGCGCAGCGGCCGCCGGCGATATTCAGGCGCGGCGCATGGCGCTGGTGGCGCGGCTGGCCGGTGGCGGTGCGCAAAGTAAGGCGTTTTATTTGCACCTGTTGCGCGTATCGGGACAGCCGCAGGCGGAAATTACCGAGTTTTTCCCGGCCACCTGCAATGATGACTGCAACGCCGCGCTGTACTCCGACAACGACAGCTATTGTTGGGCGGTATCGCTGCACGGCAGCGGAGACCACCGCCCGGCTAATTGCAACGATGATTGCAACAGCCCGCTGCAGCTGTATCAAAGCAGCGCCATTGAGTGCGTGCTCAACAAGCTCAAACCAGCACACACTTATCTAATTTTTAAATATGTTTAGGAGCGATTGATTATGCAGCGGATTTCTACTTCTTCAGCCGTTGCCGACCTGTTCGGCAGCGGCAAATCCGGCTTTAGAAACGGCGATTTACCGCGTGGGGTGCTGCCTACGGCGTTTAACGCCGAATGGTGCAACCATGTGCAGGAGGAGATTTGTAATGTGATCGAGGGTGCCGGCGTGGCACTCAATCCCGATAAGCGCGACCAGCTGCTTGCTGCCCTGAAAAAGCTGATTGACGAGCAGGCAGGCGGCAAAGGCCTGCCAGTTGGCGCAGTCATCGGATTTCCGCGCGCGGTTACCAGCCCCGAAGGCTACCTGAAAGCCGACGGCAGCACCTTTAATCAAGCCACCTATCCCGACCTGCACCGTGTATTGGGCGGCAACAAGCTGCCCAATCTCACACGCTCCGACATCGGCATGACCGCCTATTTTCCGTTTGACGACATCCCGGACGGCTGGATTAAGTACGACGAGATTGCTGTCAAGGTAACGCAGTCCGCCTATCCCGAGCTCTACCGCAAGCTGGTGGCGCAGTACGGCTCAATCGATGCCGTGCCCAAGGCTGACGACCGCTTTATCCGCAATGCTTCAGGTAGCCTCACAGTCGGCACGCAACAGGGCGACGCCATACGGAATATTAAGGGTACGTTTTCGATGCTTGAATCTCGCGGCACAGAAACAACCGGGGCGTTTAACAAACAAAGCGCCACGCTGACCCCGAGTTCATTTCGCTCTCCGGGGCAGGGTGCGAACTTTGTGCTGGAATTTGATGCCGCCCGCTCTGTGCCCACGGCGGATGAAGTGCGCCCTAAAGCCATCGCAATGGTGCTGTGCATCAAGGCTAAAAACAGCCTGGACGACGTGGTGCTGTGGATTAAGGCTTACGGCAAGGTGACCAACGCCGGTGTGCTGGATGCCTCTACATTGGCCGCCGGGCTGCAAAACAAGTCCGACAAGGGGCACACCCACCGCGCCGCCGAAATCAGCGACTTTGCCGAGGCGGTGGCCGCGCTCACCGTGCACCAAAAAATCGGCACGTTTGATATTTGCAAGCTGCCGGACGGCACGCAAATCGAATCTGGCACGGTACGCATCCAAAACCACAACAACAACCCGACAGCCCGTGTGCTGACATGGCCGCTGGCCTTTATCAGCGCCCCGGTGGTGGTCGCCACCCTGTCCGCCCCGGAAGGCAACGCGCGCGATATTTGGGTAACCATTGACAGCAGGCAGAGCAACCAGTCGGCTGTGTACTACTGGTTGCACGAGCAGATTTATAACACCCCGGATGTGACGGTTAATTTTGTCGCCATCGGGCGTTGGAAATAGGAGCAGATGATGACTGTGTATTACTACCAAAACGGATTTTTGCACACCGACGGCATGCCGCCGGAAGGCGCGGTCGCCCTCACCGCTGCCGAGCATGAGGCGCTGGTTGTCGGACAATGTACCGGACAAATCGTAATGCCCGGCAAAAACGGCAAGCCTGTATTGGCTGACCCAGCGCCCTGTCCCTCCAGCACTTGGGATGGCGAGCAATGGCATATCGACCCAGCTTGCGCCGCCCAGCTTAAGGCAGAGCAGCAGGATGAAATGTGGGAGCGCATCAAGGCCAAGCGCTACGACAACCTGCGGCACGGGGTGTTTGTCAAAAGCGTAGGCAAGTGGTTTTACACCAACAATGAGAGCCGCACCCAATACATCCTGCTGCGCACCATGAAAACGCTACCGCCGAATCTGAAGTGGAAAACGATGGAAAACGATTTTGTCCTCATGACCCGCGAGCTGCTGGATGAAATGACTACGCAGATGGTGGTGGATGAACAGGCTGATTTTGCCAATGCCGAACGCCATAAAGCCGCCATGCTCAAAGCCGAAAACCCGCTGGAATACGATTATTCAGACGGCTGGACAGTCAATTATGAACAGCCCGCCGCCGAGCTTGAGGAGGTTGCCAAATGAGCCAGCGTCCGATTTATCTCGCCTTGTACAAAGGCCGCCGTGACGGCTCCGGCTGGCGCGTATGGTGCGCCCGAGCCACCGACTGGTTCACCCGTGTTTTGACACGCGGGCGGTACTCACATTGCGAGCTTGCCGTCAAGCTACCTGAAACGGCAGACGGGCAGGAATACGCGTGCTACTCCGCCAGTATCCGTGACAAGGGCGTGCGCAGGAAAACCATGCCGCTGCCGTCTGCCAAGTGGGATTTGATTGCGCTGCCGGATAGCGTTGGCGAGCGATTGCATGGTTTATGGGAGGCAACCCAAGGCCAAGGCTACGACCTGCCCGGTGCGTTCGGCGTGGTGTTCGGGCTACCTGAAAACCGCCGCCGTTGGTTTTGCAGCGAGTGGGTGGGCAAGGCGTTGGGGTTGTCCGAAAGCTGGCGGTTTTCGCCGAATGATTTAGCCGCTATTTTTAAAGGAGAGCATCATGTTTGAGCGAGCGAAAACTTGGTATAACCGTTTGACTTCCTGCCGCTTTTGCAGATATGTGAAAGCGGCTTTGTCTTGGGCGTGGAATCTGCGCTTTTTGCCGGATTCGGCGCGGCGCTGGGTGTTTGGCACGGGCACGCGGGCGCTGCAAATCGTCAATATCGGCTTTTTGCTGGTTTGGGCTTGGGTGTTTGGCGTAAACGGTTTTGGCTCGCTGCCGCTGTGGACGGGGCTCACTAAATTGCCGCGCTGGTTTGTGGTGCTCATGCTGTTGCTGCTGGCGCTGCTGTCGGCGTGGTCGATGTGGAGCAGCAGCCCGCGCAGTCATGCGGTGGGGGTGGGTGCGCTGCGGATTACGCCGCTGATTTGGCTGCTGCTGGCAACCAGTTTTTGGGTGCGGCATACGCTGGCGGCACAGGTGGTGGGCTATGTATTCGGCATTTGGAGCTTGGCGGTTTGGCTGGTGGGCGAGCATTTGCAGGATATGTTGCGTGATGAGAGACAGGCCGCGCAGACGGCCGGAAAGAAGGCATCGTGAATGATTTGCTTGCGGGATTTTTTGCCAGCAAAACACTGCTGGCGGTGGTGGGCGCGTTTGTCGGCTCGCTGCGGGTGTCGATGCGTGCCAAAGATAAAAGCACCTCGGCCAAGTGCGGCGACCTGATTGCGGCGCTGTTTTTGTCGCTGGCAGTGGTGGACGACCTCACGCCCAAGGATATGCCGCGCTTGGCATTGATGGTGGGGATACTGGCCGGGACGATGTGCGATGTGCTGCTGGATTCGGCACGCGCGCTCTCGCCCGATACGGCGGGCGGTATCTTGGATTTTGTGCTGGGCAAGCTGGGCTACCACCGCCAGCCAGCCGCCGAGAAGCCGCCGGTGGTGGTGGCGGATGATGACGAGCCGCCACCGCCACCGGAATAGTTTTGACGACCGCCGCCTCTGCCCGCTGTATCCGAGTACGCGGCGGTTATTACTTCAGGCTACCTGAAAACCAGTTATTAAGTAATCCTTTATAACTGGCATAAGGCTACCTGAAATGCAAAAATTAAACCGTTTTAAAACAATGGTATATATTTTAATTAGGTGGATTTACACCTATTTTGCGCGTTTTGAGGCTACCTGAAAAATCAAAGATTTATGTTTCTGCCCGCCATTGTGCGGGCTTTTTTGTTGGAGGTTAAAAATGACGAAACAAACCGAATTGCCGTGGATTGCCAAGGCGAAAAGCTATCTTGGATTGCGTGAGATACCGGGCCCGCAGCACAACCCGGAAATCCTGCGCTGGCTGGTGAAGTTTGGCGGCTACAACGGCGAAGAGAAAGCCTGGTGGAAAAACGACGAGGTGGCTTGGTGCGGGTGTTTTGTTGGCGTGTGCTTGGGCGAAGCTGATCGCTTTGTCGTGCCGCAATGGTATCGCGCGGGCGCGTGGGCGGATGAACACTACCTTACCCGCTTATCCAAGCCGGCCTATGGCTGCCTGGCAGTCAAAAAACGTACCGGCGGCAATCATGTGATGTTTATCGTGGGCAAAGACAGACAAGGCCGCCTGATGGGTTTGGGCGGCAACCAAGGCAACCGCGTGAGCATCATCCCGTTTAATGCGGCGGAATTGAGCTTTTGGTGGCCGAGCTACTGGCGCGATAAGCAGTGCGTTAAATCCGAGCCAGCGGCCATCCGCTACGAGCTGCCGATAGTAGATGCCACCGGCAAACAGGGCGAAAGCGAGGCATAGTATGGCGGATGAGTGCACAGCCGACTGGGTGCGCCGCATGATTGCCGAGCAAGAGGCGGCGCTGGCAGATGCTAAAGTCATCGGCGATGCCTATGCCGCCCAGCACGCGGAGCACGAATTGCGTAACTACCGGCAGTTTTTGGCGCGGCTGGAACAGGCTGCCTGAAAAGCGAAACCCCGCAAACTGGGCTGGTTTGCGGGGTTTCTGTATTCAACCTTTGAGCGGAAAGATTGAAAACTGTATGAATGATAAACGATTTACTTTCAAAATGCTAGGAGTATTTTTGATGGAAGCAATGAATGTGAGTCCAAAAGAAGTGCGTAAAACCTTCTGGCACGTTGTGGGCGGCTTGATATTGCTGATTTTGGCTTTCAGGCTGCCTGAAATTTTGGCCGTATTGTTGAGGTAAGAAACGATGTGGATAGTTAAATATTGGAAACCGCTTGCCATTGCCGCCCTGCTGGCGGCGGTGATTGGCGGTGAATATTGGTATGGCAGGCAACGCTATCAGGCGGGCTACGATGCGGCCACGGCGGCCATCACTGCCAAGATGATAGAGCAGCATCAGCAGCATCAAAAGACCGCCCGGGCGGCGAGTGTGGAATATCAACAAACCAAGTCCGAACGGGACGAGAAAGTGAGAGTACAGCGTGAAGTGGTACAAAAAATTATCGAGCGGCCTGTGTATATTGACGATTGTACTGATGCAAGCGGGGTGTCAGTCCTCAACGCCGCCATTGCCGAACGCCGTTGAGCCACCTGCCGACTTAGCTACGCCCTGTCCAAGGCTACCTGAATTATCCGGCACAACGGGCAAGGTGATGCTGCCGTGGGCGCTGGAGGTGGTGCATCTGTATAACGACTGCGCCGCCCGGCATGATGGCCTGATAAAGGCGTGGCCGAAATAGGACAAGCCCGAACGGGTAAGCAATCCTTACTGGTTCGGGCTTTGTTTTATGCCTGTCCGATATGCTCCAACAGCCGCAGCCATTTGGTGTATGGCATATCGGCGTGGTTGGGTGCGCCGACAGGTGTTTCCCAACGGGATACGGCCACCCAGTTTTTTGTGCCGGTGATGTCGGCTGCCTGTTGCAGGGTGAGATTGTATTGTTCTCGCAGGGCTTTGAGGTTGGCTGGCGTGTAGCCCAACTCGGGATTGTCAATCATGCGATTACCTGTTATTTGGATTGGTACGGCGATTTGTACAAGCGCATATCAAATGCCATCTGCTCCTCTAAGCTGGCGGGGCGTTTGAAATTAAGCATCTCTGGGTCATCTATTTTGTCCATCAACTCAGCTACGCTAGGGTTGTTGATGGGCATTTCGCGGCGCTGGGTAATCAGTCCAAGCGCTTTAAGCGGATTGTGCGTGGCATACCGCGCCACATTGCTTGGGATTTGTGCCTTATCCTTGTAGATGACTAGGAGTAAGTCCGCAATCCACTCAATGGCTTTTAACCGCACCGCTTTTATTGGCTCGCTACCCGTCAAATGGGCTGGGATTAGCGCGAAAACTTCAGTGGGTGCCACTACTGCCACCTCCGCGCCCGATTGATGTAGCTCAGCCAACACCCTACTGGCTTCAGTTGCCGCATCCTGCGGGGTTAGGCCGCAACGCACACCGCGCTTGGTGTCGTTTTCGGAAAACAGGTCGTAAATATAACCTTTTCCGCGTTGCTCAATAATCATGGTTGTTTTCATTTTTTACTCCAAAATGACAAGTTACCGCCGTTCCCCGGCGGTATGGGTTGCCGCCCATTTGGGCGGCGCGTGAATTTAGGCGATGATGATATTTTGCAATGCTTCTTTGTGCCAGTTGCCGTTAAAGCCTTTTAGCCTATCTATGTAGTGTTTGGCATCGGTATGGGCAAAAAACGCATCGAATTGGTTTTGGATTTTAGCCGTCCAGCCATCAAGGGCTGACTCCATGCGGGGGTCGGTGGTATCTACGCCTTGAGGTAATTTCAGCCCGTAAAGGTTATCCGCATCAAGCCAAAAAGCCGTAACGGAATCCAAGATATCATTAGCCCAAGCCACTTGTTTTTCTGAGCCTGACAATACTGCCGGGCGGTTAATGCTAATCGGCAACATAGCGAATCGGTTATTGCTGCCAAAATCGCGAATTTCGTATTTCATTTTTTTATCCTTTACTTGGTTAGTCCAAATCGCTCCCTGATTTGGTAGGGTGGCTGGCCTTGTTGCCTGTCCATGTGTGTATTATGTATCTTTTAAGGATACATTGCAAGCGTTATTTTGAGATTTTATAGTTAATTTGTGTAAATGATACGCCACCGGCTCCACCGGTGGCTTTGCTTTGGGTGTGCGAAATGATTAAGCAAGAATTTGCCGGCGCAACGCTCTACTTGGGCGATTGCGCCGGCCTTTTGCCGGCGGTATTGGCTGAAAACAAGGTGGACGCGCTGATTTCCGACCCGCCATATGAGCTTTCTGCCGCCGGTGGCGGAATCGGCAGACAACGGCAATACATGGCCGACATCGACCGGCATTTGGACGGCGGTTTTGATGTAGGCTTGCTCGGACAATTTGAAAACTGGTTTGTGTTTTGCACCAAGGCGCAGCTGGTGGATTTGTTCGCGCAGGCGGAAAGACAAAATTTGCGCTGGCAGCTGCTCACCTGGAACAAGAAAAATCCTACCCCGCTTACTTGTAACAACTACCTGCCGGACACGGAATACATGGTGCACGCCTTTAAAAAACACGTTTGGGAGAGCAAAACCCGTTTTGTGGTGGGCAACGTGGAGAAAAATCCCTTTGACCATCCCACAGTAAAGCCGCTGTATGTGATGTACAAGGCCATTGCCAGCGCATCCGCGCCGGGCGATTTGGTGCTTGACCCGTTTATGGGCACAGGCAGCACTGGCGTAGCAGCTTTGCAGCGCGGTCGGCGCTTTATCGGTATCGAGCGCGAGCCGAAATATTTTGATATTGCCTGCCAGCGCATCGAGCACGCGTTGGCGCAAGGGCAGTTGTTTTGATTTCAGGCTACCTGAAAAAAGGCTACCTGAAAATTATGGCTTGACCGCCGCGCAGGCATTGGCGATGGCCTCGGCAAAGTCCAGCCTGTCGCCCCGACGCCGCAGATTGACGTAGCGCTGTAGGCTGCTCCAGCTGTCGTGCAGGGTGGTGCGCTGGATTTGCGGGATGGTGGCGCCGTCTTCTGCCAGCCGCGTTGCACCTTCGTGGCGCAGGTCGTGGAAGCGCAAATCTCGGATGTCCAGCACTTTGCAGGCGCGGGTGAATTGGGCGCTGATGGTGGTGGCTTTGAGCGGCACAAGGCTGCCCGGGCGTCCGCCGAGTCGCGCCATGCCACGCTGCACGTTATCTTGCAGCAGCTCGTCGATTACCTGCAGCGCCGCCGGGCTGATAACAAATGATTTATCGTTGCCCCGGCTGCCGTCTGGGTGTTTTACATCGTGGATCAGCCATTCGCCGTGCTCACGGTCAAAATCGGCCAGCATCATGCGGCATATCTCATCTTGCCGGCGGCAGGTGTAAATTGCCAGCCACATAATCAGGTGCATGGGTACGGCGGTTGTTTTCCGCCCGGCATACGCCTGATAAAAATGGTTGGTTAGGCTCTGCAACTCTTCGCTGCTCGGTAGGCGGTTGCGGATGGTAGGGCGGTCAACTATCCTCCCCCTTTCCAGCCCCTCGAGGGCAAAATCAATCTCTTGCCAGCTAACCTTTAGATTCCAAACATAAAATGCGTGTTTGATTACCACGCGGATATACTGTATATCCTGCAAAATAGTGGGCGGTTTTACCGGCTTTAATCCTAATTCCGGCAGGCCGTTTCGGCGCTGTTGGGCGAATAAGGCCACCTGATCGCGCGTAATTTTATCCAGCGGCAGCGCGGCAATCCGAAAGCCGCGCAGAAACAACAGCCCCTGTTTTTTGCTGCGACCAACTGCCGGCAGCTCGGCTAGGTAGCTATCGATGGCGGCGGCAAGGGTTGGCATCCGCATTTTTTGGATGCCAAATATCAAATCCGGGTTTGCCTCAATCTCCGCTTCGCGCCGCTTGAGCCATTCGGCGGCTAGTGCTTTTTTGGTAAATGTTTTAGACTCGTTATAAGCGGGCACACCCGCCTTTTTTATGCGGACTTGCGCCCGATACACCACTGCCCCGCTGGGGTTTGTGCGCTTTGTGATCGTTCCCAT